ATAGTCAACGAATTCTCGGAGTATCGCACTCCCTGATCCCATTCCGGTGTGGGCTAATCCCATAGCTTCAAAATCAGGGATTTCAGGCCGGGAATTTTCTATCTCCCGGATTTTCTCTCTTTGTCTTTCTATTAAATTCATTCTATTCCTCCCATCATAATTCCGGCAGAATCTACCGGAAGGATTTGTTCGATCAACTTGGCGCGACACTCCAAGTTATTAGCGCCAAAGTCGTTAGCAAAAATATCATTAGGATCAGCAAGGACAACTTCGATTCCCGCTGATCTTAATTTGTCAATTCCCTCATGCGATAGAAATATCTCATCAGGATCAACTTCTATCTCAGGGTACTCCTCGCCCCCGATAGTAGTTTTACCCGTGATAGGGCAGTGATATGTCTGCCAGCTATCAGGATTCTGAACCCATGCTGGGTCAATAACCAATTTCTCAATCCGCACGGGTTTGTCAGTGACGATCTCCGGTATTTCATACCAAAGATCACCAAGGTGGGCGTCACATATACAAAACGTCATGATACCCTTTTTAACAGGTTCAAAATCTGCCGCCACAACACACGGCGTGTTTGGCAGTGCAATCGGGCCGTCGAACCAAAACGTCCAATTGCCGGCGGGGATTGTAGAATCCTTGCCGTTACATTTTTTGGGCAGAACCCAGAGGTTTTTCCCATCGAAGCTCAGGTCTGTAATTCCTAAACTTCTGTATTTTTTCATCTTCATCCTCCTTAACCTTATATTAATAGTATATACCCAAACGGTTAGGATGTCAAGGGTTTTTTTAATTATTTTTCACTTATTTTCAGATTTATCTTATTAGAGATTATAGAGATTTAGCCATATACCCCGCATTCTATACCCTCTCATATTGTCCCTACAACACACAAACCTAACCGATTGGGTATAAAAACACCATCTACATATAGCGTGTCTGTTTTTCCCCGTTATTCGTCTCTGTAATTCCTTACAGGATAAAGATATACTAATAACTAACAATATTGGTAATATTTAAAACCGCAACATACACCACATATAGCGTTTCAGGGCCAAAAAACAGGGGAAAAACTCAGTGAGTTAAGCGAAAAAAACCCTCTTATCTCGAGGGCTTGTTTAAATGGTATTCTGTCATTTCATATTCGTAGCAGAATTTCTGAAAATCTAATACATACAGCACCAGGTCTACTCTCGATTTTAGCACCCGCCCAGGGTCCCCGCTAAAATACCCATCTTTCGCAACCTTTAGGGCCGCCATTATTTTAGTAGGACAGGTTATTTCTGTTTCAGGAGCTCGCCGGCTTTCTTCCCGAAATCCCCGAACAACGAAAGTAGACCCTTGATGAAAGGGCCGATATTTTCCTTTAGAATTTCCACCATAATTGGATAATACAATTCCCTGTTTTCGATTTTTCCAAAAAATTCCTGGTCAATTTTCTCCTCGCCGTAAAGGGCCGTTTCGGCGCATTTGAAAAGAGCGTCCCTTACCGGCTTACTTGCAATCGTAGAAAGGGCCGCATCTAAAAATGATGACACATTTATTTGAGCGTCCTTGTCCTCGGGAATATCAACGTTGTTCCCCTTAAGAGCATTGGCCACAGCATCCTGTAAATCAAACGCGTCTTCAAAACTAGCAAGCGTAATTCTTAGTTTCTTCTTGTCAAATTTCAAGTTATGTTATACTCCTATCGGTATTCGGAAACGTAATCATCCAAACAGCTACAGACTGTTCCACATCGCCCTCAACGTTCTCTTTTGCAACTGGCGGCTTGGTAAAAAATCCTTGTCCCATTTTATAAATGACATTTACAGCAGAGCCATCACCCGGGCCAACCCGTTTTATGAATTCTCCGTTAAGCAACGTAAATGATGCCGGATCATTAACATATTGAGCATATCTACCGTTTAGATATTTATCGTCATCAGACCCTAACAAAACCCTTAATGATAAAGTGACAGTTTTTCCCGTTGCGTTAAACGCAATTAATATATTTCCGTTTTTCCCGACTGTTCCGGCTGCGATATCGTTAGGAAAATCTAATACAGCGGTATCACCGTTTGCAAGATTATTGAAAATCCTGCCGTCAATAATTACCGTGTCATTCCCGGTTAAACTTACAGCGCCTTGCATATAATAAACCCCCTTATGCTTCTAAAAATACAGTTACATCAGAGCTATGAATTGCCCCCGCAGATTTACCGGCTATCTGTATAACCGGTGCAACTCTTGCTTCTCTCTGCGCTACTGTCTGTTCTGCTATCGGCATTGAATATATAAAATATCCCGATTCTGCAATATTTCTTATGTGATCTGCCGGGTCTCCGAATGTCGTAGGATCATTCCAAACTCCCGGAGCATAATTGCCATTAGTAACAAAGGCAGCGCATACATTCCTGCAGGCGGATTTCAGGATGTTCATCCCCTGTTCTGTTTGCGGGATTTTTGTGTTAGTCGTTGCCAGCGCGTTAAAAACCGCAATTTGTATTCTGAGCTTGAATGCTAAACTCATATATATAAAGTCAAAGAATTCATTTGCGCCTGAGGTGAATACTTTCGGTATTCCAAAATCAGCATACACATCAGTACCTGATGCCTGCGCAGCGTCAATAAGAGTTTGCGTTAACCCGCTATCCGCCACAAACCCGGTTATGTCTTTTAAGTGCATTGTCTGCGCTGTATCTATGCCGTCAAAGTTTACACTAAACGCTCTTCCGGCATACGCCGCTGCAAATTTTAAAGCCAGGGCGGCGGATTCTGTGTAAAGCGTTGTCCTCGTATGCGTGTACCCGGCATCTTTCAACGTGCTAAATATACTTGTTAAATCGGCTGTCAGGCTTGATCCGACTACAAGCAATTTGTCAAGGGTCTGTACGTATGCTGCAAGCTCTGTCAATTCAGCATCTGCTAATTTTTCATTTAGCACAATTCCAAAATATTCGATTGATCCAGCGGTCCTTAAAATTGTATCCTTGACTCTTTCGGTCCCAGCCTCGGCCCCGGTGACTTTTAACGATTTCGGCAATTTAAGAAGTGTAGTTATGTCTGTCCCCGTTGAGGTGTCGCCTAATTCGATATCTGCCGAAGACCCTGTAGCTACTGTTTTGAGTGTAACGGTTGCCGCCTCTAATGTACCGGACAAACTAAAATCTAATCCAGCCGCTACTATAGCAGTACTATTAAGTGCCGTTTCTACCGCTGCTAAATCAGTTAATGTAAGTTTACCAATTTCCAAATCGGCAGCAGCACCCCCGTCAACGGCAGCGTTTATGTGATAATCTTCGGCTGTTAGATTCAGAAAATTTACTGGCCCGGTCCCCGACAATGTAGCTGGCTGTGCGGCGGCGGAATCGTCCCGAGGAATTATGACAAGAAATCCGCCGCCGGAAATTATGTTAGGGGTTTGTGCAAAAATAGCAAGCGCATACGCATACACATCTGAATCGCTCCCCCAATCATCCGCTACTCCTGTAGGATTTCGATATGTCCTTGACGTCCCGTAATCAGCCGGGATGGGAACCTCATTTGTTATAATTGCCAGGGCAGATGTATTGATATTTGCCAATCCCCGCAATGCTGTCAGCAGTGTAACCCTGATAACATTTGATAAATCAATTTTAGCCATCGCTCAAAACCTCCTGTGATGGGAATTTATCTATTGGTTCGATTTCCGTTTCTTTTGTTTCCACATGAGAAATTATAACAGGAATTTGGAATCTATGCAAAGAGCTATTACCATCAACGGCGGAAAGGTCTAAAATATCCCCTCCCCTAAAAATAGAAATATTATATTTCTCCTGTTGTTGTAAAGAATAAGTCGATTTAATAGCCATAAATATTTCGTGCCGTTTTTGTTTTGCTTCCTCGTTATAGCTGGTAAGTTCAACCTGGTATTTCGTATAAAGATTAATCTTACTTATCATTTTATCATTATCAGAATCGTAATATTCAGTTTCACCGATTATCTGAGAGTTTCCCGTTGAAACAACGATAAATATATTTCTATCTTTCGGTGCTTTCCAGTTTTGGTTATAAATAACAATTCGCTTTGCGTCTATCCCGGTAAAATTAGAAATAATATCACAAAGGATTATATCTGGTTCAGTCAAGTTGACACCTCATAATCTTCAATCGCCTCATATTTATGGAACCCCGAACTTGCCCAATTGCTAACGGATTGTATTTTATACCGAATACTATTCACGATTATTATATCATCAATTTTTAACAATGGGCCGTTTTTAATTATCAAGCTCCACCACTTCCATTCCCGTTGATATTCCGGTTTTCGTTCTACTCTCTGCGCCGGGACCGGCTGCAGGTTAATATCAAGAATTTCCTCCGCTGCGGATTCAACGGTTTTATGCCCGGAAATAGTCTGGGTTATTATTTTTACTGAGATGTTATTTGTCCAGCCATTCAGGGCCCCGGCCATATATGGTACAGGCATTTAGATAAATTCCACAGAAATAACAAATTGTTCTTTTATTTCTTTTTCAGTTAAATCTTCTAAATCACTAAATTCTTCATAATAATCCATTTCCATTTGATCTTTTGTTACACCCTCAAAAAGTTTTGGATCATCCCATATTTCACATTCAGAAAGCCCCGAAAAACATAACAGTCTATATTCTTGATTAAAATGCAAGTGACCAAAATAAAAAACTTTATTTGATTTTTTTTCAACCATTTTTATCCTTATCATTTTTTTTCTCCTTTTTACGTATTATAACAATTTTTAATATTTTTCTATACTCCATCATAATTAAACAATACAGTTAATTGTCTATTTTATCAAGATAGGATTATTTCCCAACTTCGGAGGTGATTGTGCCCCTTAGTCCCTGCATTCCTCTGTCTATCAATGGCGAATCTGATCCTTTCCTTGCTATAGTGCTTTCAGCGTTCGGTGCCCATTTGCCAAACCCGCCGGTATCAAACGCCTTTTGTATTTGCGCTTCAGCAGATACACCGATATCTTTAAAAATTCCTTTTACATCCCCGTTGCCTAAATGCGCCTCTGCTCTTCTTTCAACATCAGATTGTATGTTTGATTGTTTCGTTTCAATTGGCATAACGATAAAAGACCGTTTCGGTATTTTTGTCTTATTTCCCCTGCCTGCCCTATCGGTCCCGAATTCGTGTACTGCCCCGATGCCCGCAATTGTTAACCCCGATTCCGTATCGGTCTCCTGTCCTAAAATTCCAACGTCTACATAATATTTTGATTTCAATTCTTTTACGAGTTTTTCCAGTTTAGAGAAATCTCCTGATATTTGACAATTGCCTATTTTTTTAAAAAACCCCATTTAGAAATGTGTCCCGCCGGGAACAGATAACACAGCACCATCCAAATACGGTTTTGTAAGTGCCAGCCATTTTTGGCCATAATACGTTGTGGCATATAATGCAAAATCCCCTTGTGTCATCCAGTCCGGTATAGAAAGAGATTCGCTTATCCCGTCCGCTGAACGGGAATTCTGATTGAAATTAGCTTGCCCCGCAGAATCCACAGCATCGGTATCAAGCCGCAGAAAATGCGCCGTCAAATAATACAAAGCTAATTTCTCAATATCTTCATTGGAATAAATATCATGATTGAATATAGCTTCGGCCTCGGCAATCGCCGTGGCAATATCCGCGTCTCTGATACTCGGTAATTCCGTCCCGTAGGAAAATTGTCCTCGGTCAAAATAGGTTTTAAATTCTGTCGCGGTTATTGTGATCATTTATTTGTTTTTTATCTCATTAAGAATTTCAATTTGTTCATCTTCTTCCAATGCGCCCTTATCTTCAAACATTGCGACTGCCGACTTGATCCCTACTCCCTTGATCTCTTTAATCAATGATTTAACATTATCACTTAGTATTAGTTTAGGTTTTTCCTGTTTCTGTTCAGTGGATTGCGTGACTTCCGATTTTATGACTTTTAGTTCTCTTTTGTATCTTTTCGCCCATTTTTCGGCAACATCATCTGATATCGTTATTGTGTCTCCGGGGTTCAAATCTTTTCCACTGTTTAAAAAATCTAGAAATGCCCTTTTGCTATTATTTATTAACATAGCCATATTAAAATCCTCCGTATAATTTTGTATCAAGATAAATCCCTGAATCTTTATCTATTCGCAATTTAATCTTTTTACAGTGTAACATACCGAACAAATAAAATAAAGAGTCTCTTTGTTTTCCGTATTCCGTTTCATGTTGCATGTGAATCCCGTGAAACCCGATATCTTTGTATCCTAATAAAACAGCATAGCCAACCATCCAGGAGATAGAGCTATGGAATATAGGCCCAAACATTTTAATAAGTTTATTTGTCGGTATTACCTCAGCATTGGGGAAGCTTGCGAACCTCTGGATAGTAACAAGGTTTTGTATCTTATCAAGCCATGGCTCCCATCTTTTCGGGCCGTGAAGATTGAACACTTTATCAGCATAATTGAGCTTCTTATAAACAGAAGAGACAGCCCATACTTGGCGGGCCGTCTCATTGTTGTTTGCTCTTTCAAAGCCTTTCGCTTTTCCGATTATATCAACAGATTTTATCAAGTGCTTGTCTCGTCTAAATAGAGTACGCCTCGTTTTCTGTTGATTAAAACACCTGAATATTGGCCGTACGCTGCCTGTTGCCAATTGATTTTATTAGTGGTATCGGCCTCCAACATTGTAAAATCTACTGGGATGCTCATCGCCATATCATCAGGATCGTTTTTATACAAAATATAACGGTCCTTGTTAATTCCGGCATCAGAGTTATTTGCTGCCTGAGAATAGGCCAGCGGTAAAATTTCAAAGTTTTCATTAGCCGTCATTTTCTTCATAAAATTTAGCATGTACTCTAGCCGGGAAATATTCGGATACGTAGAGCTATAAGGAATTCCTAACCCTAAATAATCATCTGTCGGGATAATAAACGTATCCGGCATTTGTGTGTTATTTGAATTTGTCCAATAAGCCGGAAGTAGGCCTTTTAGGAACGTTGTGAATTGCGCTTCTGACATTACAGACAATGCCAAATTCACTAGTGTAGTATTTATGTTGACCGCCGCATCATTTAACAAACCGGTTATTGTCCCATCAGGATGGCCAAGGAACGCAACTTCCTGAATTCCCAGGTCCCAATTTTTCTTTAATGATTTTAATTTGCTTTCGACAACGTCCCATCGATTCGCCGCAGCGGCCTTGCTAATTTCCATTATGGTCCAGCCGGTAGTTTTCGCCCATGTTTTTACAGGCATTCTGATTGGCGCAATAGCAGCACTAACTTGAGCAAGTCTTGAGGTATCAGCCTGGATATCAACATCGCCCTCGAAAAACGAACCGCCGGTGTTGAAAGTCAAGTTCTGGACGATCTCTTCCATCCATGCGGCCTCGCCTACATCCATCGGCAAATATTTTGATATATCGACTTCATAGAATTTCTGTTCAATAACATTCGCTCTTATGTAAGATAGCGTGTCAATGATATATTTGAATCCTGAGGAAGTCGGATCAATATCACCATTTGCATTTGTAAGCCGTCTGCCTCCTATGAATTCCGGTACTGGTAAATTTGGAGAATTGAAAAGCTCCATGCCCATGATTGTAAGTTTTGGTGCTCTTTTCCCGCCTATTTCGAGTGTTTTAGAATTCAGCAAACACATCCCCTCGATGCTCTCAACTGTTTTATTTACAGAAAAAAGCCCAATAGTCCAGGAGATTAAAAATATAATAAATTGTTTTATGTTTCTCACTTTGCGCCTCCTTACGCCGGTATGTAGGTTATAACCATGATTCCACGAGTGTTTGCGGCGGTCCCACCTACTGAGATAACAGCTGCCCCTGTTGCGGGGAGTGTGCTTTTTGCGTCATCTATTGATGTTGCGTACGTTACCGCTTTATCTACAGCGCAAGTAATTCCGTCCGTTATATCGTCTCCCGCTCCATCTTCAAGAACTAATGTTCCGTTTGCATTGTCTGCTGTACAAATAACATGTGCGGCAATTATTTCATCACCCTCAACCAATCCGGGAATCGGAAGGGCGGTGCTTGCGTCAGCAGTTACTTTAAAAACAAGGGTTCTGGGCTCCGCAAGGATTTCTGCTGCAAATTTAACAAGTACTCTTACTAGTTCGGTGTCCGCCGCCTTATCTAATGCTACCCCTATAGATGCTCCGTTTGTCTGTACTTTTACCGATCCTGGAGTCGCGGCAATAAGAGAAAGAACATCTCCCCGCTCAACTGCGCCCGATGCTTTCATGAAAACAACTGCCCCGGGAGTTGCCACCTGGACGATATCGCCGGGAACATTATTATTTTCCTTAGTTGTAAAAACCTTAATCCCGAATGGTGTATCTGTATCGGCTGCCAATTCGTCAACAATCGGCGGGCCCTTAGAATCGTCCGCCCCGATATCTTTTAGAAGGACGCCCTCTCCGTCAACTAATCTATTAGTGGATGTCGCAGCGGGATTATATCGGCATGTAAAAAGATTTTCGGAACTCGTTACCGATAAATCTACCTGCCCCGGCTTCGCTGACATACTAAATTGATTTGTGTTAAAATCGCTCATTATTTTTTACCTCCTAAAGAGTACCGCTCTTTTCCTCTTGCAAGCCGTTCGCTCCTGGTGTTGATTTGAGGTTTTGCGGGTTCCGCTTCAACGCTGACAGCATTTTCAATTTTTTTGAAGTTTTCATTTTTCGCTTTTTGTTTTTTTTCAGGCGCGGAATTCTGCATTTTTACAACGTCCTCTGCCTCTTCATCCTGCGGAGGTTCCGCGTTGTTCCGGCTCTTATACGCCTGGATCAATTTTGAGACTGGGACGGTTTCGCCATCAACCTCGATTTCGTCTTCTTGATTCAGAACATTTTCACTGTTTTTGCTATTTTTATATGCTTGTATCATTTCAGAGACCGGGACGGTTTCGCCGTTTTCCATTTTTACAACAGAATTTTCAGCGTTCAGCATTTCGTCCTCTTCCTTTTCTTTTCCTTCTTTCTTTTCAGGTTCTTGGTTCTCAACCTTTTTCCCTAAAAGTTTAAATTTCATTTTACCCCCCTGGGTTTTAGAATTTCTGACAATTGTTGCGCCCTCATAACGAGGATTATTAACGATTGCCATGTGTGTGTACTCGCCTGTAATCACCTCTTGGTCATAAGGGATCGCATGGTAAGACCCGCCCTTACCGTCTGCCTGCTCTACATTGTAGGCGCAAGACACGGTAAAACCGTATTTATCAATTGCGTTTTGTGTTTCCTCATCCCATATAATCATGTCGGCCCAATACCAGCCCGATCCATCGTCGTAACCCGTTTCACTGACTACGCCTGGTGGTAAGGTTTTTTTGCCGTTCTCAAATGCTTCCATGGCATCGATATCATTGTGTTCGAGGAAAACAGGTTTCCCAACAAATGAAGGAAGCATTTTGTCCAACGCGTCTTTTGACACAAGGACTTTCCCGAAACCCTCGGCGGTGTAGTCTGCTAGTCCCGGTTCTATGAATTTTGTTCGGTATCTTTTAGGCAAAGCGTTTTTCACAGTTTCCATAATTTAATAATTACGTTAATTATTTTTTTTGTCAAGAGATAGTAACCTACGGCTTGACTTGTTAGGGTAACCGTGATAATATTCTATATATGAAGTCTGATTTTTCAATACAAATAATTCCAAAACAAGAATCATACGAATGGTTGTTAAAAAAGCATTATGCTCACAGAATACCTTCAATTTCTTACGCTTTTGGATTATATGAGAATAATATTTTAAAAGGAATTTGTACCTTTGGTATGCCAGCATCTCCTTTTTTATGTTTTGGTATTTGCGGAAAAGAATATAAAGATTTTGTTATAGAGCTAAATCGTCTTGTTGTAGATTGCAAAGAAATTAACATAACATCATGGTTTGTTTCAAAATGCTTAAAAAAATTACATAACAAAATAGTTGTATCATATGCTGACACGTTACAAGGGCATATTGGTAAAATATATCAAGCCTGTAATTTTTTATTTACTGGGACAACAAAAGAAAGAACAGATATAGGGATAAATAAAAATCAACATTGCAGGCATTATGATAAAAGCATTGATTATAAAACAAATAGAATATTTAGAAGCGCAAAGCATCGATATATTTATATATGTGGCAATAAGAAATTTAAAAAAGAGATATTAAAAAATCTTAATTATCCTATATGTGATTATCCCAAAGGCGAAACAAAAAGATATGATGCAAGTTATAAACCAAAAATACAACGATTGTTATTCTAATTTAGTATTGGCGTGAGGGTACATCGGCACCCGAAGGCTTGCCCCGGCATTCCTCGTTCCCCTGTCCTTTCGTCAATTATCGGCGGACTTGAATACGTAAATACTTTTCCGTGTAATTCTCTGTGCAATGGCCGGACCCTTATATCATGCGAACTGGACCATTTCCACTTCTCAATGCCCGCACCCTGGAAACGTGTGTCCCGCATTTGTACCAGGAAAAGACTTGTCTCTTGCCTCGCTAAGAAACGTGCTTTTGATCTGCTGGTGTCCCATTCCGCCTTTATCATTTCTAACAATTCGTTTTTGTTTGAACCACGAAGAACATTTTTTTCTACCATGTTTCGCAGTCTGTTTATTTGTTCCTCGTTCCAATTCCCAGGCCCGCCCTCATTGACGATATTAAGCCGCATATTTTCCGTATATTCTCTAGCAATTGTATTTCTCATATCCTGAGTGATTTCAGGTAACACCGTAATATTTTTTACGTCAAGATTCAGCTGTCTATCAATCTGATCAATTGCAGGTTCAATATTAAAAGAGAGTTGTTTTATTTGTTCTTGCACATTCCTGTCAAGCTTGTTTATGAGATTTCTGATTTGCGCGTTTAATCGGTCCGCGTTATCATTTGCTACAATCGCCGCACCGATAATATTAGGCGGTGCATGTCCCTTCCAGGTTTTAGAGCGTTTATCATATTTAGCAAACTTGGAAAGTTCCTTTGATATTGCGGCCGTAAATTTTCCCGTGAACACCCCGTTCCTGTAGGCAACTGTCCCTTTTCTTATTGCCGCAATAACTGCATTGTTTGAATTATAAATTGAGTTAAATACTTTTTTATTCATCAGGTCTAAAATTGGTTTATAATACCAATTATAAAACAGATTTGTTAGTTGATCTTCAACAGGTTTGTAATATGATTCTTTCAGCGATATCATTTTTTCCGTGCTTCGGAATACGCAATAGCAAGAGCTTGGTCTTTATCCGTAACCGTTTTTCCGTCTGGAGTTTTCAATTTCCCTTTTTCGAATTCACGCATAACTTGCGCTATTTTCTTATCCTGATTTTTGGTCGTT